TTAATTATGATACACCCTCTTCAGCTGCTTCTCGCGCTCTGCCATATCGTCGATACGGTAGGGGGCGACGATGAAGATGGTATATACATCCTTACGGAAGTAGCCGACACCGTTTGAGAATGTGTTCTGCGAGGTGGTATCGTCCACGAGGATATATTTGCCAGTCTTTCGGAAGTCGGCCATCATGTCCTGCATGCCGCCGATGCCCGAGCAGCGCCCCACCTTGAAGCCCTGCTCTCTTGCCAGTCTGTTCTGCCTGCCTATTTTTTCAAAATAGTCGAAGGCATTGAAGATCGTTTCCTGTGCCATATCACTCTACCTTGATATACTGGTTGTACCTGATGGTGGCGTGGGGATTGAAGTTCACAACTTTCACCTTGTACCCTTTCGTTCCCCATCGCCACCACAGAAACTTGTGCTTATATTCCCGATAGACCAGTGTCAAAACCGAGTCGCTGACCGTGTAGACAAGCGTCGTGTCGGGCGGCTTCATGCTCAGCGTGAAGTGTGTCCATCGGTCAGCATACTCATAGCGGCTGTTTACCTTAGCCTTCAGTCTTACGGTATCATGTATGGCGGTGCCGCTCAGCTGCTGCGACTCTATCTGTCCGAGCTTCAGCCGGAGTTCCTTGATAAGCTGCTTGTCCGCCAGCTCGTTCTTATACGTGCTGCGCTCCATAGGGATGGTCGTAGAGGTGGCCACGGGTACTGTGTCGCGAATCGTATCGCGTTGGATAAGCGGTGCTATCTGGGCATGGGCGAGCTGCGTCCTCAGCGCTTCCACCTTCTGCTTGTTTCTGTGAAAGTCATTCCATGCAAGGATAATTCCGACGGCGGCCAGGATGACGGCAAGGAGCGACAAGAGCGTGTCCTTATAGTTTTTCATACTCCTCCTCCGCATTAAAGCATGGGCAGGCCTTCACCCACTCCGCAGGTTCTATCTTTCCGTCGTGGTTCAAGTCGGGCGAGAGGTCGCGGTGGCCGCAGATACGGGCTCCGGGGTACTGCTTCTTGAGCTTCCGCAGCAGGTCGGCCAATGCTCTGCGCTGGGCCGATGTGCGTGTGTCCTTAGGGGTCTTCCCGTCCTTGGCCATGCCACCGACATACGCCACGCCTATCGAATTGGCGTTATGGCCATACACGTGGGCACCCACTTCAGACACGGGTCTCCCGGCGTGCACGCTGCCGTCCCTGTATACTACATAGTGATAACCAATACACTTCCAGCCCTTGGCGCGGTGCATCCTGTCAATGTCTGCCACAGTAACGTCGCGTCCTTCGGGCGTGGCGGTGCAGTGGACTACGATAAGATTAATTTTTCTCATTGTTATGTTTGTTTAGTTTGTCATCCACATACTGCTTCACATCGTTCTTCACCTGTCCCATCTTTGTATTGATGGCGAGCGAGATGCCGAAGATGCTGGCAGCATAGACGAGTGCCTGGGCGATATACCATAGCACGGAGTCCTCAATCTTGTAATGGTTCAGGAAGAAACATATAAAGGCGAGGACGACGGCGGAGACAATCATTATCACTGCCGTGGTGTACTGTATCTTTTCTTTCGTGTCCGGTGTCATAACTGCTGTTTATTGATTACACGGCAAAGATATATAATATGGTACGGGCATAAAAATACGGCACCACAGCCACCGTCTGGGCCATGATGCCGTACTGAATATAGATGGAATGGAAAAGCTATCCCTTGATGCCTAGCCATTGGCGGGCCTTGTCTGCCGCAGCGTCGGCGAATGTGCAGTACTCCTTCCACTTCTCTGCATACTCCTCCGGGGAGGTCTGGTAGTGGCGCTGCAGTGCGAGTTCCTCGCTTAGCTCAAACTTCGTGCGCATGATGGCGTTGGCCACGTCATGCAGGTTGGTGATGTCCGGGCACTCGCGAATATAGCCGCCGTCGTTCTCCTCGCCCTCGTACTGATAGGCCTTGAACGGTGCAGGTGCGTTCTCGGCTCCTTCCTGTTTCTCTGGCTGATAGTTCTCGATGACCGTCTCATTTGGATAGAGCATCACTCTACCCTCATCGTACTTCATAATTGTGCGCTGCTCTCTGTAAACAGCCTTGTGTAGTTCACTCATAGCTCTTGTATTTATGTAAATTTAAAGAATGTCTGTCCGTTCTTACCCTGAAACTGCTGTACCACGGTAGGACTCGGCAGATCCTCTTTCGAGAAGTCATTCAACGCCTGGTCGATGAGAATCTTCGAGCCGGTGTAGCTGTAATATTCCGCATCGACGAGCGTGGGATTGCCCTGCGCGTCGCGCAGCTTCTCAAACTCATAGTGTTCATAGACTTCACCGCTCTCGCTGGTCCTCTCCTCGGTCTTGATAATCTTCTTGAAGCGGATGGCAAGCACCTTTCCCGGCTGCTGTTGCAGCACATCCCGAATCTGACCGTTGGAATCTTGTACCTTCACTGATACCTGCGTCTTCTCAATCTTCGAGTCCTCGATGAGATAGTCAACGAGATAGATTTTCTTATTCCACGTATGTGGTTCACCCCCCCCCCTCCGTTAACATTTAATAACATTTTGCAGATTGATGAGAATTTCACTTTCTGCGTTGACACCATCCCCTGAAAAGGAGCCTTGATGCGACGTCGTTTGATAATCTTTCCTAAGCTATTTTCCATTCCTATACTTTTGAATAAATGAATACAGTCAGCATGTTTTGCATAGCCGAAACGTGATGCTTGCGCCACGCGCACCTCCTCTTCCGACTTACCCTGTTTGAAAAGTCTGGCCACATGCCGGCAGAGGTCTTGTTTATTGCGCTTGCCCAGCATTACGCGGTCGTGATAGAAAACATACCCCACAATACGGATGCCCGTCCATGTAGGCCGGACATTGTAGTCCCTGTTGACAATGACGTGATAGTCCCTTGCCAGGATCATGATGGCAAGAACCTTCACAATGCCGAGCACGGCCTTGTCAGCGTGCCTGATAATGATGTTGTCAACGAATCGGGAATAATGCGGCAGACCGTCCTCGACGTACCTCCTGAATTTCTCAGCAAGAAAGGCAGGTCCCTTGCACAGGTCGGCATAATCATCTGGCGTGGCTGCCGTCACAATCCTCGCCTCGATGTACTTTCTCGTCCAAAGAGCCAGTTTGTCCTGATCCAAGCCAACATCAAAGAACCGCATGGCAAGCCTGTCGAAGTCGGCAAGGTAGAGTTGTCCGAAAATCTGGCTTACCTTGATGCCCAGCGGTGCGCCGTGCATGTAACTATCAACAATCTTATAGAGAACTCTCTGTAGCCTTCCCGGTTTTACCTTGCGTGAAATCTGCCTTTTGAGGATAGCATGGTCCATGAGCGGGAAGTAATGGTGAGCGTCCATCGACAGATAATACATGCATTCTTGCTGCGTATTAGCAAAAAGTTCGTTGCGTATTGAGCGAAGCAAGGCTTTCTGTCCCATGTTCGGGCGGACGGCCGGCACCTGTCAGGCGATGTAGTCATACAGGCTTGTTTCGTAGGGCCGCACGGCGGCAGCTTCAAGCACATGGTCTTCGATGGGCGCCTTAGCAAGTTTGCGTGGCTTTCGCTCGAAGACCCTTTTCTCTATATACGGGGACGGTTGCCACGACTCATCATCCAACTCGCGCAGGACACGGTTAAGATTCTCTTCAAGGCATTTTTCATACCGCTTGATATTCTTGCGGTGGTTCTTGCCGTCGGAGAAGCTGTCCCATGCGCAGCGTACATTCGCAGGCGTAGCATCCGTTCCCAAGTCATGGATACGTCTCATGATGGGTTCTTTGGATTGAATTGTAAGTTTGTCGGGATCTTGTGTCGGGGTCTATCGGTGCAGGACGCACCTTGTGTTTGCTGTGCAGTCTGCAATACCTGCACGACGGGTATGACGCTCACGCTATAGGCTACGAGTCTCGCCGTCATCTTTCTATGTGTTTTCCCAATGGGGAAGGCTCATTCCTCGTCTCGAAGTTATAAGTATCGTTGAGGGCAGCCCCGTTGTTCACCCTGGCATTCCCGGGACCATTGTTGCCATTGAGACACCCAACGCCCGCATTGCCGCCATTGTTCGCAGTGCCGAGAGCCAAAAGGCCGCGAAGGCCGGAGCTGAGGAAATCCGCCTGCAAGTGGAATTTCCGACTTGCGTTTGCAAAATTACAACTTTTCCGTGAAACAGCATGTCAAAGAACGATTTTATTTTATCTGTTGTTGCAAATAATATAGTTAACGAAAAGCAAAGATACCCCTTGCGGCTTCGCCGCCACTCGTTCCTCGTGGCGGAGAGGGTGTATCAAAATACAAATCCACAACCTAACAACCTTCAATCTGTAAGTTGAGAGCCCTTTAAAAGCAAAGAATAAGCCATTTCTTGACTCGAAATGAGTTTTGAAATGGCTTTTTCTTATTGGAAAGTTTCAATCTGTAAGATTTTCAAAATGGCATTTGCTTTTTGATACACCCCCTGGTGTGCTTTGTTTCCTTTCGTCCGCGGCTGTCCGCTGTGGTCCGCTTACGCTTGCCAGAAAGGCTCCGTGTCCCAGTCCTCAGCTGCTTCGCAGAGGGCAGCCCCGCTGGCCACCCAGGCAAGCCCGGGACCACCGACGCCATTGAGACACCCAACGCCCGCAGAGCCGCCATTGTCCGCAGCGCCGAGAGCCAAAAGGCCGCGAAGGCCGGAGGTGAGACCAGCATGGTGGAATCCGTCGCAGAAGAATGTAGACACGCTGCCGCCAAACTCCGTCGGGAACATCAGCAGGCCTTTCTGGCTCATCTTCTTTCCGAAGTACCAGCCTTCATCCATCGCCGGTATGGTACCCAATTGCCGCATACCTTTCGTGGTGTCCGTTTCGACGGGTGTTTTGTCCCAAATCCTTTGTGCATAGACATTGATTGTCTTGTCGGCATTATAGGTGATATTGCATGCGTGCATCATCTCCCAAAGGTAATGATAGAAGTTCTTCAGTCCGAAGAAACACGGGATGTTCTTAATGGTCAACTTCACGGTGCTTCCTTCTTTCACGTCTACGGAGAATACTCCTGTTGCGTCTCCCTTGTCGGCGAGCGCGTCGATGTCAAGCGTAGCATACTGGTTACCGAATGAATTACTTACGTCGTCTACACCCATACCCAGTCCGCCTTGATGCAGTCCGTCCTTTGTCAGTGTCGCATTATAAGGTACCTGGATATTGCGGTTGTGGAAGATGATGCGGCAGAGCATGCCGACGACATACACCACCGGGAACATCGTAGCTCCCCATCTGTCGCCGTTCTTCTCGGCATATCGCTGCAAATTATTCTCTGGGATGCTAACAACTGGCTTGCCAAGCAGTGTGTTCCAGGCTGCATCATTGTCCGCCACGTTGTCGCCGCCACGGTACTGTGCCGTGCGGTTGCAGTAGTTCACAAGGATATTGTTCGTGCGGTCGAGGGCCGAAGCTCCGGAGCACGCTGTACTGAACACTGGGATCTTGTAGTTCCATCGGCCGGAGATGGGCGCTGTCGAGACGGCCTCGTAAACGTAGGTCTCATCCTCCCAGATGGCATAGTAGAACGGGATGCCTGTTCCCCACTGGTAATGCCCCATACTGCCGTCGAGCTTCGCTACGCCGCCATTGGCAAACTTAAAGTGGCTGTCCGCAGCGAGCTTCCGACGCGAGTGGTCGTTCTGCACGAGGTAGCCGCCCAGCCCGAGGATGCTGGGAAGCTGTGCCAGCATCTGCAGGTCACCGATAGGCTCGCCTTCAGACGACGAGCTGTCCTTTCGCCAGCGGCACCCGCAATAGGGTATCTTACTCTGTAATGCAGAGATAGGCACGTAGGCCGTCTTCTTCGCCGCCGGGTCGTAGCCCATCATACGGATATTCGCATTGATGTTCGCGAACTCCTCAATCTTGTCAATTTTCGTTGTGTCCATATTATAATTCTCCTAAAATATATTCCCAATATATAACTTCTTTTTGATTCTCGTCTCTATCAGCTATACATCGAAACACGACAAAGTGCCCAGGGGCCACAGTGCCACTTGTGTAGGCTAAAGTGTGTGTTCTTTTGATGTAATTAAATTTTGCGTCATATTCCCATCTCGAAGAATCTTGTGAAACGGTGTCTCCAGTAAAACCTAAATCTCCAGTTCCTTTGTTGTAAATTCGTACGATATTTCCGACAAGCGTCCTTAGTTCTACTTTCACATCTTCAGTTATATCCCCTAGGCCTATCCCTGGAAGATATATATTTCTATCCCCTGTTGCTTTATAAGTTATATATCCTTGTCTCAACATTGTTAACGGAGAGCTGTTTTGTCCAATTTTCATCTCGTGAAAATATTGCTCAAAGTTACCGTCATCTATTACTAACGGAGTAGGACACAGAAAGCCTGTAGCCCTGATATCTTCGAATGTTCCACCGACCGATCTAATCTTTCCTGTCAGGAAATTTATCCATAAGTTTGGAACAAAGCCTCCTCCATCCGGATTACTGGCGTCGAAGTCTTTATAGGCCGTAGCCTTGTCGGTACTACTTTCATTCACCACCGTTCCGTCTTTTTTCTTACCGTACTGCGATATCATATAGTCTCCACTGAATACCGCCGATGCTATCTTGCCGAAGTCTGTCATCAGCAGCTGGGCAAGCAGCAGAGGCACTTTCTGCTGCTGTTTCCAGGCTGTATTCGTGCTTGACGGCTCGTTGTTCAGCAGTGACCCTTCATTAGCCGGGTAGTAGAAAAACTGGTCGTCGCCGTGGCTTACGAGCGGCACCACTTGTGATGTCCTGTAATAAGCAACGCCCTGCTGCCACTCGCCGGCATAATACATCATCGGACCCACACCTCCTGTCTGTCCTTGTGGGCCTTTCTCACCCGTCAGCCTTACGTAGGTGGCATTACCGGTCTTGGTGTTCTTGTCGCTATATCTCTGCACCATCATCCACAGGTACGGGAAAGCGTTCGTTGTTGCCATCGGAGCGTCCACCCAGTTGCTGCGGCCGAGTGGCGAGGGGGCTGTCTCCGAAGAGGATGTGGTAAGGCATGATGAGATATTGAAACGGTAGTCTGTCCACGACCCTCCATCGCCCTTCTCTCCTACTATCCTCACGGCTGCTCCCCATGTCTGCCCTCCGTCCTCACTGGTACGCATCCAGATGTCGCCAGTAGAGAAAGGCGAATGCCAGTTATTCTTGCCGTCAACGGAGTATTGGGCCGTGATTGTTTTACCGTCCTCACCTGTGAGACGTACATACGTATATTCATGGCCATCTGAGTCAACTGTAAGAGTATGCAGATTCTTGCGCTGCATCCGCATCCATACGTAGGGATAAGAGGCATCTGGTATCTGAGGGGCGTCCGTCCAGTTCGTGCTTTTCAGATTCCCCGGCGCTGTATAACTATCCTTGGTAGTCTTGTCCTTGCTCAGATTGAAGGTGTAGTCGGTATATTCACCGTCTTGACCATCCTCGCCCACAATACGGAACCAAATGCCGTAGCTGGCGTCAGCGCTCGATTTCGTGCGCATCCACTTATCGCCCGACACATAGCTGTTGTGTATGTTCGTTTCATCGGGGGTTGGGGTCCCTCCTGTAATGGAAATTTTGTTCGGGCAGTATTGCGCCAGTATGCTTGTACCATTCTGTCCATCAATGACGGGGGAGATTGTTACCTCATCAAGCGCGTATCCATGTACGTAGTCCTTAAGTCTGAATATCTTGGATGCCGTTGCGCCTTTGGCAATCGTCACCGTTAGCGGGTTGCTGTTATATCTATGTATTCCGTCCGTGATGTAGAGCGAGGATAAAAGTGCGGCTTTCTCGCTCTTACTGCCCGTCATCTTCATGACTGTAAGCGTGATGACTGCGGCACTGTCTGTAACGTTCGGAGTGGTGTTCGAGCAGACAATGCGGTATACCACCGCGTCGGCACCGTCTTGCCCGTCTTTCGGGGCGGGGAAGAGTTTGTCAATTGCTGATAATATTCTTATCATGAGTTCCTGCGTGCTTCTATGCGCACGGCGATACCGCTGTGCTTCTCGATATTGTCATAAGTAAGGGTTTTCTCCGTCACGTCGGTAACGGTGTTGCCGGCGTTGTCGGTAAACGAGAAGATGAAGCTCCACCCGGTGCTGAGCTCGCCCGTAGAGCGGTCATAGACCTTTGGATTGTAGGTCACCGTCTGTCCCGCCTTGACGCTCTGCGACGGGAGGCTGCGGCCGATGTCGATATAGAACGGGTCGTGGATGTCGGTCGCCTCGGCTGTGCCGATATAAGTCTGATTGTTATATTTGGCCAGGCAGCGGAAAAGCTCTACGCCCTCCACGCCGGCATTGTGGAGCTTAAGCGTCTGGCCGTTCACCTCCTGCATGTCGGTGATGGTGGCCATGTCCTTCCATGTGCCGCTCTCGTTGCGCTGCCACTGGTATGTGGCTCCGTCGACGTTGATGCCGGCACGCTGCAGGTTGGCGGTGAACTGCACCCAGTCGTTGTCGTTCGACAGCACGTTGTCGCCACTTCCGTCTGCGCCCGTACAGTTGATGAGAACCTTGAAGCTGTCACCGGCAGAGGCCATGATGGGGATGAGCTGCGAGCAGATTACTTCCATGTCCCGATACGAGCTCTTGTAGTAGATATATTTGTCGCTCTTGTATTTGTCCGTAAGATTTCCCTTGACCTTCAGCGCGGGGAAAGTTTTGCCATTTGCTGCTACTGTGGTCAGCTCGAAGTAGTCTTTCCAGGCTTCCTTCACTTTGCCGTCTTGCAGGATGCCGCCCTCGTCCGTCAGGCTGCCGATATAGAATTGCTGCCCTGCCGTCTCCGGCACGACGATGTCGCCACGTTTCGTTGAGTACGGCTTGGGATGAATGAGCACGGGGTGTATAGTGAAGTCCGTGGCCACAACCTTGCCCGTCGATGGATTATAATACTGCTCAAGGCCGACGTTTGTCTCGCCGTTGACCCATACGATGCCCATGGCCGGGGTGAGGGTGTCACCGTCGTCAAATGTATAGATATGATCAATCGCTGATAATGTGTTCATAATCTTCTGTCTTTATTTGTTCGTTACCTGGTCAATGAATTTCTGTGCCTCCCACGCACTGATATAGCGTGCGCCCATCTGTTTGGCCGCTTCGAGGCCAAACACCTCGAGGTCTGACGTGTTCACCACATATCCGTGCTCTTCGTCTCCTGAACGGTAGTCTGTCAAGGCCAGTTTTCTGGCCAGTGTGGCAGGAATGATATAGTAGTCCATATGCTGATGTTTTTAATCGGTTTCAATCTCAGATGTAGGAAATCTTGCCACGATGGGCTTCCCGTCGCTGTCGGCAAGCACGGTGCCGTCGGGCAGCGTGATAGGCTGGTAAGCGCTCAGTTCTCGGCAGACGCCTCCAAGCTGATGCTCGCCAGTGAGCAGCTCGCGCTCAATGACAAACTCCGTACCGTTGCCAAGGCTCTTCCATGCTGATTTCTCATCTTCACGGTAAAACATCTGGATGTCGAAATACTGTTGCGGGTCCTTGATGTCGCCCTGACGGTTCGTCACCTTGGCAACGGCCTTGGTCTGGCGGGTCGTGGCGTACAGAAACTTGGCATAAGCAAACTCATAAGTGTCTTCCCACTGGCCGTACCAGCGGCGGAGCAGCGTCGAGGCACTATATATCTGTGTCGGGTCGCTCTTCGCCCATCCCATCACACGAAGCACCGTATGCTGAATGAAATCCACGTCGACGGTAATCTGCGAGCCGTCCTTGCCGCCGACATACCACAGATCCGATGATTCATCGATGTCGCGCCACGTCTTCGTGCCTGCCTCGAAGGTCTGCCATTTATAAACCGCATGGTTATTATCGAGGGGAACACCGCCGTTCAGCAGCACCGCCTCGATGGGAAACTTGCCGTAATTCTTGAACGCTGAGAAATTCATCTTCGAGGGGAAACGGAGCTCCAGGTTGATGTTCGTCTCTGTCTCGTCCGCCGTGTTCAGCGTCTTGTGCCACTCAAACTTTGACGTCTCGTTTCTTACCGGGTTATAGTATTCGCCGTAGAAGTCTACGGAAATCATTTGGGTTCGGCTGACGTTCTTTCGGATGGTCAGCGCATGGACGGTATCGACATAGTAGTCGCCCGTCGTCGGGCTCGTTCCCTTGGTTAGCGGGATAACGTTCTTCCCGTCTACAAGGCGAAGTGTCCAGACAACATTCTTCATCGACGAGGCATAGTCGCCAGTAGGGATGTTGCCCTCCGGGTCGCTGACTACGAGCTTCGGTTTCACCTGATATGGGGTGAGCGTCCTGTCGGGGACGTACGTCCCCAGCAGGGTATTGTACTTCTGTATGTTGCTGCCGCCAAGCTCCAGCATGGAGAAGGCAAAGCTCAGCGCCGGGTGCAGCACCCGCCCGCCGGTTATTTTCATCTTCATATCGTGTCCTTATTATATCACTATTGTATAATCCTGGTCATAGCTGCTGCCGTCGGGAAAGACCACCACCACTTTGTATCCCACCTGACTGCCTGCTCCCCATACCGACGGCAGGTCCATTCTCGAATCTACGTACAGACTCAGCCCGTGATAGCTCTGGTGGCTGGCGTTCCACGCTGTGTCGCCGTCGGCATCGTCGCTCTCGCGAAGCCAGCTCACTGTACAGCCGGTAAGCTCCTCTTCCCGCAGCTGCATCTCTGCGTTCCATACGGTGGCCTTCAGCGTCGTTGTCCAGTCGGTACCGGCACGGAACCAGTTGCCGGCCGAGCTGTCGATGCTGATACTCATGTTTGAGCCGCCGAGAAGGCAGGTCCAGTTGGTGTTGCCATATCTTGGCTCGCTGCCCGAGCACTCATCCACGGCGCACTCCCAGTAGCAGCCTTTCCACCATACACGGTCCTTGTAGTAGCCTTTAGTTGTGTCGTCCCAGCCTCGGATGTACCGTCTCGAGGCGTTCCACTGCCCACAGTCGCGGGCTTGGTATATGGGCTTACCAAGGTAGTCCAGCTGGATGATGTTCTCGGCCAATAATGTTTTGGCGTAGAGACAGGGCTGGTCCTTCGAGATGACGCCTTTCTGCAGCAGGTCGTGAACGGCCTGTATGTCAGGGGGCAGACCGACGAAGGCGGCGTAGTTCGAGCCATGTGCCGAGTCCTCGATGATGGGCTTGTCCACGCCTTGAAGGAAGAGCCAGCGCCCGTCGTTGGAGGAGACGAACCACACGCTCTGCCGGGTGGTGTCTAAGGTGTTGCCCCAGCGGATGACACGCGCCGTTTCCACGGGTGCGTAGTTCTTTCCGCCCGGCACGTCGCTGTCTGCGTACAGTGAGCAGACGGCGGTGTTGGCTTCCGTGTCTACCTTGTCGACACGCAGCCAAAACGAGTAATAGGTCTTGCCCGTATCTAGGCGGTTCACCTTGCCCAGCAAGATGTCGTTGACATGGAAGGTGTGGTGGTCGGCATCATACTCCTTGCGGAAGGTCAGCGTGTATTGTCCGATATCGTTGTGCTCCACCTTGCCGATGATGCCTTTGTCCGTAAAGTATGTGTCTCCCTCCAGCACGTGCTGATGGTTGAACACCAGCTCGTTGAAGATGGCGGAGCCGTCGACGCGGATAGAGCCGCAGACGATGGAACCGTCGGGGTTGAGCCGTATCTGCTTGCTCTCGCCGACGACGCAGCCCATGAGCAGTGTGAGTAGGCCGGAGGCGGTATCGTCGATATCCTTGCGCAGAAAGGGCGCTCCAGCGAGGTACGACAGCAGCGCGAGGAAGGCGTTGCCTATCCTCGTGGCAGTGTTGGCATACGTCCGATGTTCGTCGCGTATGCCCTCGTACATGGTACGCAGCTGCTTCAATGCTTGTGTAGGTGTCTCAGCCATATTCGTTTCTTTTTCGCAAAGATAGTTTATATAATGTATTGCAGAAAATACACGTCAGAGGTCGGTTTAAGAGTCCCCGTTATCATCCATTCCCTGTAAAGAAATAATACATCCCCAAATCCTGCAATTCCGGCCCCAAGGCGGAATGCAGGATTTGACCGCTCTGCCCACTAAAGCGATGTAAAAACCTTGGCAAGTGGGCGTTTTTCGCGCAAAAGGGGTCCCAAATTACCGTTTCAAGACGGCAATTTGGGTGATTTTGCGCGAGTTTTCCACTACCAAAAAACGCAAACCGCCCAATATCAACGACTTGGCGGTTTGCGTGGCGGCTCTGCCGCCGCAGCCTGCCTTAGCAGCCCCCACCGCCCTAAATCGCCTTGGCAATTGCCTCCCTTTGATGCAGCGGTATATGTAAAGACTTTTTATTTCCGCAACGTAGGCAATTAGCCTTTTTGTCGCTGCAAGGGGTGTGGCAATTGTCTATCCGCGGTATGCGCCGGACGGATGAGCATCATCGGTTCGCGCTACCAATCATGTAACTACATCTCTCCACCACCATACGGTGTGCCATTGGCCTGCCACCGACACACTGTATGGTGGAGGGTTTTGCAGTGGCTTCTGCATAAGAGTTAGCCGTTACTTCGAATGTGATATGGTCTCCGTCCTCACCTTCTACATCTACCTGATAAAGATTCTGAGAGAAGAGGCGGCTCTTGCGATTGCGCTTCGTAAAACCATTTGCGGTGAGGTTCTGCTGTATGAAAGTTGTTGTTGTCATGATGTAAATTTTTTAATTGTTGAACTTTTATTAATTTTTACGTGCATAAAAGAAGCAGCAATCGGAAAGGCCTTTAATGCAAGTGTTGGCCGAAAAAATTTTCACCTTGGCCTGGAAAGTTGGAATAGGCAAACCTGCCCCGACTTTCTGAAAATTATTTCGAGACAACCGCAGGCTTGCACTTGCAGGGGCCGGGATTGCGCTAACTTTGCAAAGGAAAAATTCAAAGTTCAACAATGGCCCGAAAAAAATCATTATGACACAATATAACTTTCAAGCAGAACCCACCAAGCCAATGGTTGAAGCGCATTCGCTGAGCCAGACCCATTCCTTAAATAAAGGTAGATATTGTAGGTGAGACGGCTAAGACCATACATTGAAGTAATGACAATCAGCTAAGCAGAAACCACCGAAACAGTGAGCGTGGCACAAACTATGATGCCATTCAGTATGCCTCTGTAACCGAGCCGGAGACAAAAACAAACTGGGAAAATATACATGATGTTTGGCACACAAATGATAGTAGAAAAGAAGTTCTACAATGATAGAACGCTTCAGGGCAAGCAGGCGCAAAAACAAAAAAAAAGACGCTACCATCATCGGTAACGCCCCAAAAAATGGCAAAAAGAAAGTGCTGCTATTTAGAATATGTATTGGTGGACACACTGCGATATTGCATAATAGGGAACCGCTCTACCCCGATGCACAGCGTGTCAAACGCGTCGGAGCCGTCTGTACGGCTCTCCAGCTTGTCCTCTTCTGTCTCCGCGAGTTTCTCACCACTCTTATCTTTCTGGCCGTTCTTCACTCCTGCCGAGGTGATGGAGATGAGCAGGTCAGGATTATTGTCCCTGTTGATGAGCACGACGTGACGGGCACGGCCGCGGAACATACGGTTGATAAGGTCATTCTTCAGAATGTGGTTCATCGGCTTACCAATATACTTTGGTTTCACAGACCACCCTTTTTTCCTTAGGCCTGTGATGATCATTCGATAGAAAGCCTCGGAATGGGTGCCATAGCTATTGCCCACGAAGGTGGCATCGTAGTAGAACACCACCTGATGACGACGGTGATAGCGATAGTAGTCGTTGAAGTCATCGAGCAGCTCGGGAATCTTCCGCTCGTATTTCACGAAGAAGGACTTCAGCACCCGGAGCTTACCATCGCGTCCCACCTGGCCGACCACCATCCAGTTGATGTTCGCGTTGGCATCGAAGGCCACGACGAGCGGCAGCTGAGCATCGAGGTCGCTGTCCTGCCGACAGTCGTTTGCTATCGTACCATTATTCAGGTTCTCGAGGTTCAGCACATCCTCATTAGGCGCTGTGTAAAGGTTTACGTCCTCACGCATGCCACCATAGAAGCCGTCCGTACTAATCTCGATGCGCTTGCACATGATGGATGTGGCGAAGGTAAGCGGCGGAAGGTCACGCTTGGCACGGCGGATAAACTCCTCGCCAAGCAGCGCGAGGTTCTGGATGCTGGTGTACTCTTTGTAGAGAAGGCACTTAGACCGCAGAAAGCTGAGCTTTGCGTCGATGCGGTCTATCTTCTTCTGCAGCGCCTCGCGCTGGGAAGGCATCGCCTTCTGCTGTCGCTTGGCCCGCCATTTGGCATATACCAGTCCCTCGATGGCTTCCACAAGTTCCTTGTCCATGTCGTCCTTGTAGGAGAGGAACCACGAGCCTTTCTTCGTCACTGGCATATCCGACGTGATGGTCATGCCGTGGTGCAACGGGAAGTTGCGGAAGTACTGCTCGTTGCCTCGGTTGGCCTGAAAGGTCTCATCCTTCAGCTGCTCAAAGTTGATGAACTTCGCTTCGTCGATGATGATGTAGTCGAGCGACATAGAGTTGCTGGTGCCGGCACGATCCTGGGAGATGATGTTACACACCGAGCCATTGTAAAACGAGATGGTATTCTCCCAGTTGGCTGGCGTAAAGATGGGCGATTTCCAGTGCAGGGCCTTCCATGGACGTTTGCCGACGACATAGTGAAGGTCGCGCTTGAATCCCCATCGCTCCAGGTGTATGAGCATTGATGGCAGGATGTTGGTCAGGCACCGCTTGACTGACGGCGACACAAATCCGCCCATACTCCCGGGCATTCCCTGAAAACACGTCATCAGACGGCCCGCCTGTATAGCTCCCTTTCCCATACCACGCCCGGCAACGATTACTTCGTCGCGCGTGTTCATGGCAAGGGAGTAGAGTTGCGGGTCGTTGAAATATTCCCTATGAATCTGTTCCGTTTCCATCGTGCTCTTCCTTTATCTCCTCGTAGTCAGCATCCTCAATCTTCGTGTCACCATATTTCTTCTCCAACTTCCGTATGCGGTCGCGCAGTCCGGGAACCTTCTGTATGCCGATGACCGTCGGGTCATCGGTCATCTCGAACTGCTGCGGCACAATCTTGTCAAACTCCAGCTCCGGCTCATCGTCCTTGTCGGTACGGTTGTTCATGATGCGGTTTTTCTCTATGGATGCCACGGCGCGCAGGTCGCCACGCTGTCTGGCCATCCTCAGATCCTCTTCAAGGTCTCGGTTGATCTTCCACCGCATGAACTCCTTGGAAGCCTGTTGCAGGTTACCCATTAGAATCTGGGTGAGGTGTAAGTCATCGTATGCCTGAGCCCTGCCCACCTTGAACTTCTTCATGTCGTAATCCACAATCTCTTTGTCGAACTTCGACGGGAACTGCAGCCAGTAGGCGTAGATGCCACGCAGCCGTTGCAGCCGTTCCCGGATGGAAACGGCCACATTCTGTTGCTGCAGCTCGTTGTCGTCGAGGACAACGAGCTTGGAATATTCATCTATATTGATTGGTAAGCTCATGTCTATATCATTGTCACAGAAGAGAGCTGCCGTTCCATCAGACTCAGACACTCGGAGACTGAGAACGGAGACCCAGCGCGTGCCGCGTCGCGGATGTCCTCACGTATTTCCCTGGCAGTAACGGCTACGCCGTGGAAGAAAGCGATACGAGCTGGATGCCCCAAGGTATTGATGTCATCGATAAATTCCGATTCATCAATACCCAAAAGGGCGGAAATCTCTGGCGGGGTCATGAGTCTCTTCGCCTCTTCCTCTATCTTTTGAAGCAACTCTTTCGAATAATCCATTGAGGTCAATTGATTTTTTTATAATTCTGTCGAGTCCTGTATAGAGATCCAGGAATGCCTGTTGTGATGTTGTTACCATTGTACACTCCGCACGGTCGCCATAAGTCTGGTTCTGAGAGGAGATGACAGATACCGTCCATCGGTCGTTTTGCACCAGAACGATTTTCGAGTGGTTTTGCGCAAGATAGACATTGTCGAAACAGCTGCTCATCAGCTTGGCCAACTGTATTGTTTTCTTCGAAGCCTTCAAGTCAGCCACGAGAGAAGCTTTCCCGACAAGTCCTTTCTTTCTCAAGTTGAGAAAACCAGAGCAGAAAGCGTCCGACGTTGAGAATGTGCTTACCCAAACGTCGGCTTTCCCTGTTTGCGAGAGTATCCATCCGAGCAGTCCAAGAGTATGCAGTCCTGTCCCGAGAAAATACTGACTGGACTGTGAGGACAGTGGCCGCAGAATCTCATCAACCCTCCTGCCCCTGCTCATCTGTCAAGTTCTTATTATCGGTAGAATCGGCTTTTTCTGATGGTTCAACGGTCTCTGACGGTTCGTCCTCTGGGAAAACAACACCGGCTTCGGCAAGCTTCGCTCGTAAATCATCGCCGATGACTTCCTCCTTATCGAGCAGCAGCTGCACTCTGTCCTGTGTATTCTGCAAGTTGCTATGATAAGCATTGATAGCCTTTTCGTCTGCTCCATCTGCGATAGATGCTTTCTTCATGTTGAGCAGCTTGTCATCCTTGACCATCTTGCTCAGGTAGCTGCGCGCATTGGTAACGGCCTTGGCTGATTCAGCCGGATCATCGCCATTTTCCACGGTTTCATCGTTATTTGCCACGATGAAATCGTCATATCTGGCAAACTCAGACTTGTATTTATACCAAGTTTCTTTTAGCGTATTGAGCGACTCCGCAAGATCACATGGCTCAGTTATGCCGAGGCATGTATTATAGAGGCTCTTGATTTTCTTCCATCTCTCAGCGTTCTGTGGCCATATAGCCTTAATGTTGTCAGGCAGGCTGTCATGATCCGGGCGTTTCCCTCCGTGCATAGGAAGCTTTTTTTCACTGTCGTCCTTGCTGTCATTTTCTGCCGGCTCTTCGTTTACGGCAGTCTTCAGTTCACCAAGCAGCTGCTTGGCATCGTTCTGCACATCCTCGAGCGTCTGGCCACGCTGACGGATGGGAACGAATTTCTTCAACTCATAGACGACCGTTGACTCAAAATGCTTGGGATTGGTCATTACCGTTTGAAACAGTTGTCTGTTACGGTTGAGTTGCAAGAGGAGCGTTGCTCCGCCTATGACATCTTCGGAAGTTCGGTCCGTCTTCGCCAGAAATTCATTCAGTCTCTTAGTTATGGTATTGTCTATTGGCATATTGTCATGTTTTTGATGTTATCGAAAAAGGGGCGGTCTCACGATCACACGTGAGGACCGCCCCGCACCTATATATTATGAGAAGAAATGTTTTTTGTTATCCTGATTCAATCTTCTACTTAGCTGTTATGTGTTTGGCTTCTCAGCAGCAGCTGCCACGAGCTTACATGTTGCGCCGTCGATATCTCCATCAGCTGTATGAATCTTACCCGTATAGAACGGAGCCGGATGGAAGTCGGTGGCCGATGCCTCTACCGTTGTCGTGTTAGAGTCTGTTGCCGCAGCTCCCGTGTCCTGCTTTAGCGACAACTCAGGAGAGAAGTCCTCCGAACCGATGATTCGGCATTTTCCGTTGCGCTGAGGAACGAGGATGATAAGCTCGTCGTTGTTTGCCTGGTCGATGAAACCGGAAGCCTCTTCCTCTGTACCGGGAATGCCAAAGGTCGTCTTATTGAGGAACGTCTTACATCCGTCCGTACCCTGATTCTCCACTTCAATCTTGCCGTTATTCTTGACAATACCTATCTTAATGAAGTACTTGTCTGCAGCCAGTGTGAAGTCTCCCGTAGTCTGCACGGCCTCCTTAAGTGTCTTCGGACTGTCAGGAACCGAAGGATATGCAAGAATATCTCGTTTAGACGCGGCGTACACATAATCACGAATGCCAGGCAGCTTTTTCTGTCCCGGACATTTCTCTAAATCCTCATATATCGAGGCGTCTTTCGTGCATTTAGACATATTACAATCTTATTTTATCGTTAACTAATGAGATGACCGCCGCTCATGGGCGACAGTCATCATGAATATTTAGGCACCGGCCTTCTTCTCAGCCACTGCGAATACCTCAGGTGATACACTCTCGAACTGAGTGCCGAAGAACATGTTGGCAATAAAGTCCAGGTCGTAGTGGTTCGACTGCGACTTCTCCACGATGTAGTTCTCATCTGCAGTCTTCTGGTTATAGAGAAGCAGGATGTTTGTCTTCGGCGTTATCAGCATGAAGTCAGCCGGGACACACGACAGCGGAACGAGCTCCACGTTCGAAGCGCCTTCCAGCGTAAGCTTGTCGTAGCTCTGGTTATACGGCAGTGCTCCGTGGCGAGTCTGATAAGCCTCCGTGTAATAGTGATAGGTCATATCACTGATGAACATCTTGAGGTTGGGCTGACTGCGAAGCTTCGGACTGATTTTCTCGCCCCAGTAGAAGTCCTTCAGGGCATCCTCGGCATTGTCCTTCGTGATGGACTCTGTGAGATAGAAGAGGTTTCCAAGCGCCTCGGCAATGTACACCTCCTTGTTTTCATTGGCGCCGGCGATATCGTTATCGATGATGGTCTTGAAGCCATTGAAGAAGGCAGCGGTCTCATCGAAATTCGTGCCGTCATGCTTTGCCGTGAAGGCATTCATATACAGACGTTCACCGAGCTTCTTCAGTATGTAGGCACAGACCTGTACTACGATAGGCACGTTTTTCAGACCTTCGCCTTTGGTGATATCGCTGCCCCAGATAGTCTGGTAGATAGCGTTCGGATCGATGGCCTCGATGCAGTTGCCAAAGAAAGTTTCGAGCACACGCCCGGTGAACTTCACGTCAGCGTCATGATGCTTGTCTTTTTTGTAGTTTCCGATTTCAAACTTTCCGCTCATCTCCGTCACCGTCTCGCGGTAACGTATGCCGGTACGAACGGAACAATGCTTAAGCAAGGCATCCATTGCCAGCATAGGCTGTACAATGAGCTTCTCGCGGTATGTCTGATAGGTCTTGGTAAGTAGTTCCGGCGTAAAATTGATGTTGCCTACCTTTACAGTATTATTCTCTGCTCCCATAATTAAATGTCTTTAATAGATTCTGCGATGTCAAAGGCAGTTAACTGCTGATGCTCATCAGCTGGATTGTCATTTGTTTTGTCCTCTGGCGCTGGATTCTTCTGCAGGTTCTTAATCTGCTCATCCTTTGTTGCGAGTTCGTTTTTCACCTTTGCCAGCTCATTGCGCAGCTGAACTACATCATCGAGCGGCTCTTTCTTAACGGCTTCTTCGGCCTTCGATGCCGTTTCCTCTTTTTTGTCCTCAGCCGGTTTGGTAATAAGCTCATTGAGCTTCTTAGCCTGTTCTACTGTCAGGACAACCTGCCCCTTATCGTCGGTAGGCAGAGAGTCCACGGCAAGCGCGGCGGTGATGGCCGAAAGTGCTAATGTTGATTTACTCATTTCTATATTGGTTTCCTCGACGTTAGATTTGAGGAGCAGGTTCTTGATTCCCTGCAACGTCTTCTGCAGGAAAGTCGGAGTTGGATTGCCATCATCATCAGCCACGGCTCCCATTGGTTGCTTAGGCTGTGGCAATGGCGGTATGCCTGCCTCCTGATAAATATTATTGTTGATCTCGAATGCGTTTTTGAAGTTTGCCGTGAAGGCCTGTGCCTTCATCTCATCCTCCTTGTCCTCTCTGATGGAATCGACGAGTCCGAAGTCTAACGCTTCCTGTGCTGTCAGCCAGTTGCCCTTCTTCATCTGCTTTGCACATTCCTCTTTTGTCTTGTGCGACTTATCCGCATACATCTGCGCCAGCACATCATCGAAGGTGTTCAGGTCATTACGCTGCTGCGTAAGGTCCTTGATATAGTCGTCCAGCTGCTCTTTGTTAGCCTGACTATATTTCATGATAAACGTCGATGTATTGTGGATGAGGAAGAAGCTGTCCTTGACGATGTCGATAGTAGCACAGCCCAGCATGGCAATCGTTGATATGGATGCGTTCATGCCGAAGGCATGCGCATGCACCTTGCCATGATCCTTGAAGAGCTGGTTCATGATCAGACCGTCCATGACATAGCCACCGAGAGAGCAGAAGGCGACATGCACATCCTTGTTTTTCTTCTGGTCGAGAAGATATCTCACATAACCGGTAGACAGGCAATCCCATCCACCGATTGTTCCGGTTATGATTATGTCGTAGTTCATATTCCTCAGTTTATTACATCGCAAAGATAATATATATAATGTACAGGCAAAAACACTCGCTAACCCACGATTTGCGGCAGAGGGTACAGCGAAGACCAGGTTACTGTTATTTCCGTCCACGAGTTATCCGATGGTTTTTCGGGCAGACTGTCTTGTATGTACATTACAGGGAAAGGCCGTCTTTCCGTCCCCAGAAGCAGATGGCTGCCGTCTGCGAGTTTAAGCCTATAAACATAATTTTTATGGTCCTGAAGCTCCTGACAAGTGTAGAATTTCAATGTTGCACTGAAAATTGGCACTTTATCATCTACTTTTTCAGTTGTGGAGAGCGAGGCATGCTCTCTGCAAACAACGTCATCCCATTTAATACCTTCTGGCAATTTCAGAGTATTGATCCCCACTCTGAGCAATCCGTTAAGGTTGTTGCATAATGTCCTCTCAACCTTAGTTATGATTCTTACCTTATTCATACCTCTTATATTGTTACTGTTAAACGTTCGCCCCCGAACAAATAAGACCTTATCATGTATAAGAATTCTTGCACTTTTTTAGAAAAAAGTTTGCTCGAACCGATTATTTCTTCCTCAAGTCCACCCCATGCCTGAGATAGGAGTCTCTCATGCGCTGATAGCGCATCTTCAATGTATAGTCGTAATCGGTGTCGATGCCGTTGCGCTCGCACCAGGCGCGCACGCTCTTCAGCAGGGTGCAGCCGCACCGGGTCATCTCATTGAGGTCCTTCCAGAGCTGCATCTTGAATGTGTCGTCGATGATCTCCTCCAAGGCTTCCATGGCGCGCTTCGACATATAGTTGTAGCTGATGACACGCTTGCGCCCACTGTCGGGTATGGCCACGGGCACCGTCCCGTCCTCCCGCTTTGCCGGTTGCCAGTCCTTGGGGCGCAGCGACACGAAGTATCGGATGCAGGCGTTTTCCGCTGACCTGGATGGAAACACCACCGGGTTGCCATAGTGATGGACCAGCCATTGGCCAATGAATGGCTTGACTTTTAGATAGAAGTAGAAATTGCTCATGTTAGACTGCTTATTAGATTTTCCTGCAAAAATAGGAAAATTTAGGCAAATATTCAAATCAACATTGGATTATAACTCATATTGTAAATATTATTTACCATATCACTCTACTTCTTTCCTTCTCCTTGCGTCTCACTTCTGAGTAATTCTGATTTCGTGAAAAAATTTTGTGACAATGTTTCATTTGTGACAGGCTTCATAACTCTCTGATTTTCAATATGTTTTTATGTAACAGAACTCTGTTGCAGAAAATTTCGGCAGAAATAAAAAGTGCAACATGGGCATCGATGACCCTATAAAAAAGGCCTTGTCACAAACCCGATTAATTTTGTGACAGTTTGCAACGCAACTTTGTGACAACTTTGTGACACCGCAAACATCGATAAACACTGACTTTTTCACCTTTTCAAACTCTCTGTTACAAAAGTCACAAAGTTTTGGAACAAAATAAGAAAGGAGTCGGGGAAACGAAAAACCGCCAAAGGGGGGTATTAGGTTCCAAATGTCAAGATATTTTACCTTCTACCCGTCATGTTTGAGCTACGCAAAAAGGCGGGGCTGTCGGTGAACCGGCAACTCCGCCCTACGGATAAGATTATATGTTAAGGAAGTTTGACGTGCTAAAACGGGCAGTCGCCCGAGGATGTGTCATCCGCCTGTTTGAAAAGCTCCTGCTGCTTGGGCTGTGGCTTGGGTTCTGCCTTCAGCACCTCAATTTCCGAGGGCTTACTCTTCACGTATATCATGTCCTTGATCTTGCTCAGCCCATCGGGACCTGTGACACGCGACTGGATGCGGCCGGAGGCGTTCTGCATGTCCTTCGGGTTCAGACAGTCAATCCATGGCCGGGTGGCGCAGAAGGCTTTCAGTTTCTTATTGAAGCTCTGCATGGTGATGCGGTTCACATTTGCGAAGCGCATATAGTCGTTGAGCACATTGTCGCGCTCGAGCAGCTTGTCGAGGTTGTCGCCCTCCGGCGAGAAGTAACCGTCTGCCCAGTCCTCGAAGTTCGCGCCCATATCGGCCTTGTACTTGCGCTGGATAATGTTCTCCATCGGCGGCTGTGGCTTATAGCCGCTGTCGGCCAGACTGAGATAGAAGCGGCAGCATTGCAACCAGAAGTTGATGTCGTTGTTCCATTCTTCCTCGGTGTAATCGTGTTCGTAGAGTGTCTTGTGGAAGTCGTCGCGGATGGAACGGGTCTCGAGATAGTCGTTCTCCTCGGTCTTTTCGTGATACCAGTCGGAGAAGACCATGTACAAGGCTCTTGCCTGGCTCGACGGGTCGAAGTTGGTGGGTACGTAGTTGGTTGTGAAGGCGAACTTCGGACTCTCGTCGAATGGAATCGTGAAGACGTGGTTGTTCTTAGGGTTTACGGTAAGGTCCGAGGTTATGCTGTCGTAGAACTGGCCGAGGTCCATATAGCGGTCGCAGTCGTCGACGAGTACCATGTCGGTGTACTGTGTCACCTGCTCCAGCACGTGCGGGTCATCCATGAGGTTGCGCTTGCGGCCGGAGAGCGACACCGTCTTGCGCATCTTCTGGATGGTCTTGAAGAAGAAGCTCTTGCCCGAGCGGCCGTTGCACTGGCCGTCCTCGCCAATCTTGTTGTCCATGGCCTGCGGTGCCCAGGCACGCGTCACACTCTTGTATCGGTGGAGCATGTAGCCCATGACGAATATCTTGTTAATAAGGTTCTGCTTCTGCTCGCTGATTTCCTCCTGGGTCAGCCCCTCGCCCTCGATGTCGAAAGGATGCTTCTCCAAATAATCTTTTGCTTCATCGAGCCGGTCCTCGAAATTATACTCTGTTTCCTTGCGCCAGAACAGGCGGCTGGTGTTGATAAGGTAGCCGAAGAAATGGCTCTTCACATTGTGGATGTCGATGTCAAGGTGTTCGTGGCCGTCTTCGTCGGTAACCTTCTTGATATCGAACATCGGCTCGAGTTTCTGGTAACGGTGGCTGATGACATTTTCCTGCCACACATAGTTGTTGATGCCGCCTTGCCCGTGCTCATAAGCTCTGATGCCGTCGTCGCCCGGCGAGGGCTTGTGTACGTCGACGGTCGCGTTGCTGAAGAAGAAGAGCTGGCTCTGCGACGTGAAGTCGGTAAAGTCAAGTGTAACCTCACCGAGACTCTCCAGGGCTGCACCTGAAAGGCGGGGCGAGTTGAGTACCAGGTTGAGAATGTCGCGGCCTTTATGATGGTCGATGACCCACTTAATGACGAACTGTCTGATCTCGCCCACCTTGATTTTCTTCACCACGTTGCCGTCGATATAGATATATTCCGGGTTGTCGCTATTGTCGTCTTTTAGGGCGTGAAAACCGTTCAGACCAAGGAAATTGTAGAGGCAGGCCGTGTCGATTTCATATTTCCGCTTGCCGTCCTTGGTCAGCCATTCCGTCCAGAAACGGGCTGGCAGCGCGTTGGTCATGAGGTTCTTGAAGTCTTTCTTCTCAGAGCGCAGCGCCATCCAGTCGCGCAGGTCCTTGCGGCTGTGGCCGCGGTTGTCCTTGTATTCGGCCAGCCAGTCGGGGAGCCATATCGTATGTATGTCGATGTATGTCAGTGCCAGCTCTGTTCCCTTACGGCGCCCAGTCTCGTCGATGTCGGGGATGTTATATAGTACCTCGACATATTTCATGATCTCACGGTATTCATCGGCTGAGAGTCGGTAGGTCTCGGAGTTGAACCAAAGCGGATGATAGCCCATCGACTGGCAGCAGAGCGAGTCACGCTCACCTGAGCAGATAAATGCCTCCGGCAGTTTCTTCTCCTTATAGGGTTTGTCATCGTCGTGGGTGCGCTGCCACTCCTTTTCCTCTTCGGCATTCATCTTGTGATAGGCTGCTTTCAGCTCCGAAAGTCCGTTGACATACCGCTGTGGCTTCACGCCCGCGGGTGTGTAGCTGAAGCGGAACCCTTTCTCGCAGTTAAGCGGTTCATAGACCTTGTAGAACTTGATTTCGTCCTGCCCGTCCTTACCCTCTCTCACGAGACATTCGCGCATGAAGATGGGGTAATGGGCAGTGGAGTACTTCACTGTGGCACGGCGGTTCTTGACGTTGCTTATCCATTTCACGGAGTGCCAGTGCAGCGCGTCGACGGTGGACTGGGTTACCTTGGGACCGAGGACACGCAGCTCATCCTCGGTAAACTTATCATTGAGCTCAAACGAGCGCGAGCCATCAGGCTCATCTTGTCTGGCATCACGCTGTCGGATGTCTGGCTTGTTCACCGTATGGTTCAGTTCGTCCTTCACTCCGTATTTAGCGGCGAGCTGCAGCAGGGCCTCGTTGAACTGGCTTTGGCGCATCCTCTTATAGGACATATATACGCTGATACCGTTCTCGCCCCTGCCGTCGCCGCCGAAATCTGTCACCTGCCAGATCCTGCCATAACTCTTCGAGTCGTACTGCCGCAGGCTGGCGGATGGCGTACGCTCATCACGTATGGCGAAGTGCTTCTTGCCATTCATGCAATCTCTCGCCTGCGGATAGCAGTCGAGGATGATGTCAAGCCCTCCGTGCGTGGCATTCAATATATCTTCAGCTTTAATCATAATCTTATCATTTTACGCTACAAAAATAGCTAACCGCCCTGATGGCGGCAAATACTTACGCCGACTGTTGTATCATACTCTTATTACACATCCGCGTTTCTCATCGATTATAAATCCGCCCTCTTTTATATTGCGAAAGACTTTCACCTTTATGACCTTTGTTCTTTCGGGGGGGGCATTATGATTATACGCTTTCATTATTTCTTTCTCCAACTGCCCCGGCCAATAGGCTTTTCTCGGCATGGAAATTTGAACATCCAACTTTTCTCCATCAGAGAATGTAAGGATTACAGGTACTGTCATTAGCTCACTCATGATATTTGTCTTTCATTCCAGATCCGGTTATGCCTAAATAAGGTCTATTAGCATAGAGAGCGTTCTTCATTATGCCCGCTGTAATTGCTTTCGACTTTTTCCTGCAGCTCTTCCCATGTTTGGATATTTTGACAAAGAATACGCATCCGAATCTGCGGGCATATGCCTTTTTAATTTTTCGATATGTCATTTTACTTACCTCCTATTCTGCCAAGTCGAGATTTGGGTATCTACTCATCTTGAAACCTTTCAGAAAGAGCACTCCAGTATTCTTACCGAAATGAACATCAAACGAGCCTCCCTTTTCCCATTTCTGTTTGGGCAATGTCCAGGCACGTCCTTTTTCGTCAAACACTATGAGATTGCCATAATACTTGCCGTCAGATTCTTCATAGCTTTCCGGGTCTCCGCATATGAAGAAATGCACCTGTCTGCCTTTCTTCATCTTCACTTCCAATTTATCCAGATTGAGAACATCAATCTGCTCTTCCATTTCCTTAATTTTCATTTCTTTATATTTTTTATGGTTTCTATTGTTATTTCGAACTCATTACATGAGATTTCGTATGTATCGTTTCTGATTGAGGGCAAATGCTTAGGGACAATCCTTAGAAATTCACCATCTTCAGCTTTCAGAATGACTTTTCCTTTCTTCCCAACTTTAATTTCCATCTTCACATAAAGACTTTTTGTTGTATTGAACGTATTTCCTTAACTTTTCACACCACCTGCCATTAATGCAGTTGCGTCCATGAGCGCAGGTCCGGCACTGCTCGTTCATAACATATACCCTCCCATGCGCATCACCCGGATAATCTCGCGGCAGTTCTTAACACCGAGCTTGTCACGGACTCGCAGAAGTTGCGATTTCACCGTGTTTCTGTTCTTGTGCAGCTGCTCGGCAATATGGTCCAGCGTGCTGCCGTTGAGATAGAGTTTCACCACTTCCTGCTCTCCCTTGGAGAGACGGACCAGGCTTTTGGGCTTGCAGATTATATGCTCATCCTTGCATATACCACGTAGCGGACAGCGTACTTCCTCGAAGTGCATGATGTCTTCGTCGATATCCTTGGTAAGCAAGTCGTGCTCACCGAAGTTGCAGCGAACAAACCGATCCACCATCTGCGAAGCATTCTTTTTATATAGGATGGCTAACCGTGAATAGCATTCCGGGAAGCGATTGCGAACCAAGGTTACTATCTTGCTGACAATATCCGTTGAGAATTTCGTCAGCCGTTTGGCATCCTGCCCATCTTTGCGATAATATACCTGTCCTTCAGGACTGGTGAAAAACTCTATCCCTTCCATAAGCTCTCGTTATTAATTGCCAAATTGATGAGAACCTCATCCGATTTGGTAAAGCTACCATGATTATTAAACTTGACCACCATTGAGTTGTAACCTAATCCCATCTCTCCGACAAGGTATCTGAGAAATCTTCCCTTCTCGGATTTTGACAGTTTGGAGTAGTAATCCCTAAGGCCTACTGCATCTAATTCTTTAAATTCTTTCTTGTTCAT